TGGTGAATATGTACCCAAGGTGTTTAGCACCGTATATTTGACAATGGAAGACGGAGACAAGTTCCCTAGAACGCATACGAATGATGTAATTTACGACAATTGTATCGTTGAATTCGTGTATAACAATAATGCACAAAAGCATTTCCTATGGAAACCTTATAGAGTTCGTTATGATAAAACGGAGCTCTACAAGAAAACAAATAATATCGCAAATACGGCAAACAATTCAGTGGTTGCCGAAAATGTGAAGAGGAGTATTGAGAATCCCGTAACCTACGATCATTTGATTGGAAGTACTAACATCGAGTTATCCGAGATTGTCGATGATAAATATTACTCGAGAAAAACGTCGAGAGAAAAACTGTTTTCAAAGTCTATGGCGATGTTTCACAACATTGGTGTGAAGGAATATATTTATAAGTTGTTCAAAAACAGAAACTTTACACTAGTTGATTTAGCATGTGGAAAAGGTGGGGACATGTCGAAGTGGTATTCAAGTAACTTTCGTACGGTGGTAGGATTTGACATCAACTTGGATAATCTTATAAATCCCGAGGATGGGATTTATAAGCGTAGAGGCGATACGGCTAAATTCAAAAACCAACAAATGATATTTTTACAGAAAGATGTATCTGATCGATGGAAAAAACAAAACGACAAAATTGAAGACAAAACCTTTAAGTCAATGTACGATTGTGTCTGGGGTTTGGTGAATCGAGAACAAATCGACAATAAAACGGTGATGAATCAGTACTATAATATAATGAAGTTAAAATTCGATCTAGTGAGCTGTCAATTCGCAATACATTACATGTTCGGTAGTGAAGAAACACTGGACAATTTTTGCAAAAACGTGAATGATGTAATGAAACCAGGCGGCTATTTTATCGGGACGTGTTTAGATGGTAACAAAGTCGCATCCACATTGGAAAAGGATCCGATTGTCGAAGGTATCATTGAAGAAAACATTGTGTGGCGTATTGAAAAGAAATATGACGCAGAAAACACTTCAGTTTATGGTAGGACAATCGACGTATATATGGAAAGTATCGGTAAGATTTCCACCGAGTATTTGGTGTGTCTAAACGAACTAGAAAGAAAATTGGAAAAATTCAACATAAAGATATTGACAAAAAAAGATTTACAATCCTTGAATTTGCAAAATTCAATCAATGGTTTTGAATCGTTGTATTCGTCAAAATATGATATGAATCAACAATTGAAAACTTATAGTTTCATGAACACGTGGTTTGTATTTAAGAAATATGACTAACTATTAAATTAATTAAGGCATTATACATGAATTCCAATTACAAAATTCATCAAATTGAATGTGTTCAATCTCCCCATTTCACCAAGAACTATTTGGAGACTAAAAAAAGAATTAATAGAGATTTAAAACTATTACTGACAAACGCTAAATCAGAAATCAATAACAACAAACAATGGGATGTTTCAAAAAAGCGAATTAACGAATATGAACTGATATCCATGTATATTAATCAAAAGATCAGCCCGATTAGCAGATCGTATTACAAATTAATTGAAATTTTGACAGATTTCAATTTGGATGTATTTTTTCATCAACGTTCGAATGTGAAATGTGCGTGTATATGCGAAGGACCCGGGGGCTTCGTTCAGGCATTGAATCATTATATGCGCAAAAAAAACATCCAATTCGATACGATTCCTTGCATTAGTTTAATTTCATCGGATCGTAGAATTCCAAAATGGAAGGTTGAATCTGAAAATCTAAGTTACCGACTCTGTTACGGAGAAGATAAAACCGGAGATCTTTACAAAAAGAATAATATACATCATTTCGTGAATGATGTTGGTAAATTTTCGTGTGATTTCGTGACTGCTGATGGTGGTTTTGATTTCAGCAGTAATTTTAATTCACAAGAAGTTCTATTTCAACGGTTGTTGTTCTCGGAGATTTATACGATATTGAAAATACAAAAGAATGGTGGAAAATGTGTCATTAAAGTATTTGATTTATTTGATGATATTACCATATCTTTGATCACATTGTTGGTGACGTGTTACCGTGACGTGTATATTCACAAACCGTTTTCGAGTCGTCCAGCGAATTCTGAAAAGTATTTGATATGTATGGATTATAACGCGAACGAAGATATCTTGACATCATTGGAAGAACTGTTTTCTAAAGACCTTTCCATGATACACCAGATTTGTGACCCAGAATTAAACAACTTAACGATTCAATCCATTAGTGATTATAACAAAACATTTGTGAAAAACCAAATACATTATATCAATCGAACGATTGAACATACCATGTATGACGTGTCAAGAAATAGTAATGTGACTGTTTCCGACAATCTTAACGCTGGTTTATGTATCGAATGGGTTAATAAATACATGCGATCATAATTCGAAGATCCAATCAAGTTCGCAACAGTTTCAGTTATTTTTGTTGATTTTTCCCAGCAAGGGGGGGCTATGATTTTACATTTTATTTACACCTTCTTGGAATATTATACGTTTTATTTTTGATTTGAGTGTTTGGATTTGCAGGGTTGTCTTTTTCGATACATTTGGTCATTCGCCACCCTTCATCCGAATTACCAAGAGAGATTTTCTTGAAATTCGGAGCACATTCATCATTAGTATTCACGGCACAAGCGTCGTCACACTCTTTAAAACCTTGTTTGGCATAAAAGCAAAACGGAAGGTCTAATGAACTCAGTTTTATTCTGGAACATTTCAAATAGATCGCCAAGTCTTCAACGTGCTTTAGCAAAAGCGGTCCTTTCACCCGGGGTACATTTTCCGGAGTACAAATTAAATCGATATAAAGATCCGTAGATTTTGTATTATATTGGAGAGTAAGAGAAACAAACCCACATATATCCAAAAATAGCGGGTTTAAGGTTTGGGTCTTGGCTACGATAATGTAATCCGCTTTTTCAAGGCTTTGTGTTCCATAAGCTGTACCCACAGCCCCACGACAATTTCGATTGAAATGCTTAACAATGGTCGTTATGTCGGCTTTATTTCCAATACGTAGTTCTGAAGGAGCAGGAGGAGCAGGAGTATTAGGTGGTTTTCGTTGAAGCGACATTGTACCACGCATATCCATGATTTCAATCTTACATGGTATTGGGTTCTCCGATCTTAACGTTCGTGTATTCATATTTATGATGATGATGCGATTTTTTTTTTCATTCAAACAAATATCATATTAAAATCTAAATATTACTCATATTATACATCAGATCAGATTCCAGTAGCGAACCCAATATTCAAAATCAATCCGGCCAGGCCGTGAAACCCCTTTTCAAAATAGAAGTAAGACGTTCTGAAGTGGTGGAGGAGGAATCCACTGGTCCTTCAGAAAATTGATATATATATAAATAATACAATAATAACAATACGTTATCAGATACCAAATATATTTATATATATAAATGCCTGTTACCACTAGAAGTAAAGCAAAAAACATAATAACACCAATTGATATATCAGATGTCAAAAAGTGCAGCACAAATAGAAATGGAACTCCACCTTGTGCAGATGGATTTACTATGAAGTTAAACAAAAAGAAGGAAAAATGTTGCTATAAAGTACCCAAGAGAAAATCACCACAAGATCCAAAGAAACAAACGATCAAAGTGAATAAGGGGACTGCAAACGATGCTATAAAAATGATTTTAAATCAACATCTTGATATTAAATATGTAATTAAAAATCAATTGAGCCCAAGAGTAATTGATGAAGCGCGTTTATCCCATTTAGTAAAAAACAAAGAAGAACTCTATAAAGAAGGTGAAAAGAATGTGATAAAGTTTTTCGCTAAGTGGCTTGAGGGGACAGGAGATACGCTTGCGCAATACTTCCTTCACGATCAAGGAATGCGTCTATATGAATACGTGGAAAATTTGAAGCTCACGGTAGCTCCGTCGAAACAACATAAGTATATGCTTGACCATTTAAAATACAAATACAAACACTTACGTCTAGGAAAATTAAATCCTTTACGAAAAGAAGAAAAAGAGCGTGCTCATAAATTTTGGCAAACATTCGCAAAGTTGCCCCTCGCAGAGAACAATATTGATAACTTTAACAAGTTCAAGACATATATTCAAGAGGGAATAGAATCTTATTTTTACTTACGAAAAAAAGTTTATGAACCAGAATCTGAAGAACAGAATGATGAATATTATTAAATTAATTATGCATGGTTCATTCTAACATGCTTAAGATGCATTCATTTTGAAATCTTCGCTCTTATGTTTAGGCATACATTATTTATTAAAAAAAACCATTCACCTCTTTTGAAAAAATTGATTTTAAAATGTGAGTGTATTCACAGTTAAAAGTACATCCAGAATACTTAACAAATATGCGTAACTTTGCTATGAATCGTACATACAACATGTCAAAGTCCTTTGATTACTTTTACACAAATAAAGAGAGGAATTTCAAACAAAAACTAAAGATTCAGAGTAAAGTATCGAAACTTGAATCTGCGTTCAAATTAAAAATGTCCATCATCAAGACAAAGTGTAACGATGACCAATACCAAGAGTCTTGCTATGATTTGTGGTGTGAGATTGATGACATCGCTAATCATATGATTGAACTGAATAACGAGATGAGTAAATATGACCATAATGATTATGAATGAATTCACGCACACTCGAACACCATACAATCATAAAGCATATTTTGGTTAGTTAAATGAATTGTATTATCGAAATTCCTTCCTGCTGATTTTACATGTAGAATGTTTTTATCAATGAAAATAAGATCACTTTTTTCAACGTGACTTAATTCTTCTTCGACATAATTAAAATAGTTCGCATCTGGTTTGACACATCCTATAATATCGGATGTGAATATATATTTTGGACTGAATAAGTCGAACAATGAAAACTGCATAGCTTTAAAAACTCGAACACAATACATGAGAGGTGTGTTCGTGCATAGAACAAATTCAACATCGTATGTGTTTTTAATTTGTAATAAATCTTTTATGGTATTGCGGTTCTCTTCAGTTACATGTTTCGCTAACTCAGAAATAGTAAGTTTTGCAAATACTTCGTGATTGAAATCTTGTAAAGTATCTATTGAATGGTCGATGATCTTGGTAGTATGTCCAACATTGGGAAGAAGATGATTCGACATATCCGAAGCTGTGAGATAATCGATCCCAAAACGTCGTGCAATGTATGAAATCGAAGATGTATTTATACAATTAGCGATGACTTCGTTACAAAATACTAAATCATCGATATCCAACAATATATATTTCATTTATTATAAAAATTACATCTTTCTCACATGAAACCTTTAAATAATGGGTTCAAAATAACGAATTAAATGTCTTGAATTAAAGGCTTCACATATTTATCCACTAAATCTCCACCAATTTTCTCAGATGCTTGGTCCAGTGTGATTTCGTCCGAATCGACACTGGATTTTGTTTTTTTCATATTGTCGTATATTTTCCAATCAAAATCTGCGCGAAATATGCTTTTCAGTAGAACTGGATATGCTTTCAATTCATCCGGATACTTTTTTTCCAATTGTCCAATAGAAGTCATGTGACCTTCTCGTACTTCGTTTACAATATCATATACGTGATTGGACATTATTTCAAATTAAATCTCTCACTATATTTAAATAAAAATGAACTACAATTTTCAAAGCTACACAAAGCCTGAAAAACCTTCTTTGAACGGTGGATTATATTCCGGGGAAAAGTTCAAAGGTCCGTGGGGAAACTTTCCGGTATTTCCGGAAGCCACACATATGATACACAACACACTTCGTTCAGCAAACCCACCCCCGAACGCCATTTTACAGTACGGCAATTATATTCGACCGGGTAATAACGAACATCCGATTCCCACAAAACACAATATTGACGAAACATTGAACATTCAATGTGTTGGAAGCATGAAACCCAAACCTTCCTTCGCGAGTCATGATCCGAATCCACATGAATTCTATCAATCTTGGTGATGTGACAGCACGTGTAAGATTTACTTTTCGGATTTCTTATATTTATTGTAATACTTCTTGAAAGGTTTCTTCTTATCAGGATTGTCAAATAGATTCTTTAGGAATCCATAATCCTTTGACTCTAGATTTTTCAAATACTTTTGACCAATGTTTTCTGACTTTTTCGTATCGTTATCGGTAGCATAAAACCCGTATCTCGCATACTTGATGGTATATTTTTCAAAGGTGATGGGGGTATTTATTATCAGTTTTATATCAGATTGATCTATGTTTTTTAATTCTTTTTTGCTCAAATCTAAATACGGTTTTAAGCCATAAAAGGTTTTTGATTCTTTATGCTCAATCACTGGACCAAATCTAGCCTCGCGAACGACATACAATTGTCCATGTATTGTGAATTCTTTCGCTTCCACGGACAATTGGGTTTTTGCAGTTTTACTTACTTTGTCGCATTTTGTTTTCAAAAACTCGACAAAGGGTTTCACTAAACTCATATAGTTCTTTTCGTTGGACGCGATTCTGTCTAAATCCGATTCCATCTTGTTCGTAAAATCAATATCGACGATTTCTGAAAAACTGTTTTTTAAATATTCGATCACTGTTTTCCCTTTATCCGTGGGTATCAGTTTATTGTTCTCCCTGTACAACTTTTTTACAACCGTATCCGTAGATAGTCTGCCGTTTTGCAAGACAATGTCCTTGTATTTAACATCTGGACCGACCACGTCATCCTTTTGTACAAATTTTCGATCATATAACTTGTATAAAATGGACACATAGGTAGAAGGCCTACCAATTCCTTTTTTCTCCAAATCTTTGATCAAAGAACTCTCGTTTAGTCTTTGTGGCGGAACCGTCCATATATGATTTCCAATGATTCTTTTACTCGAAAGAACAAAATCTTTTGTTTTGAACTTTTTCATTTGATCTTCTAAATTTACGGAATCAGAACGAATATCATATACAATCTTGTAGCCTGGATATGATATTTTTTTGAACTTTCCTCTGAAGTACAAATCTTTCGATTGCATTTGTTTATTCGTGAGTTCCACGGTAAGCTCGTCGATGATTGACGGTTTCATCTGTGAAGAAATCGTTCGTTTGTATATCATTGAATACAATTTCAATTGCTCGATTGGTAATTGAGAAGGATATTTCGTTATGTGAGTTGGTCGAATCGCTTCGTGTGCTTCTTGAGCGTGTTTTTGATGTTTTTTATGTGATTTCTTGTTGCTGTCAATATAATCTACGTTGTATTTTTGGGATATATAGGTATGTATATCTTTCAAAATATCAGATGACAAATTAGTACTATCTGTCCTCATGTATGTAATATGTCCCGTTTCATACAATTCTTGAGCTATTTTCATCGTTCTGTGAATACTATACCCAAGTTCATTGTATGCATTCTGTTGTAAAGTTGAAGTGGTGAAAGGTAAATCGGGATACACCTTTGAACTCTGAATCACGGTTTTAGAAGGAATCACGTAGAATTTATTTTTTAGATTTTGAAGAAAGTGAGTGACTGCACTTTCTTTCAGAAATTTGCAAATGGTTTCCTTTTCATATAATTTCGCATCAACAATTCCTTCATCAAAAGTCCCTATAACATTCCAATATTCTGTAGATTTGTGTTCCCCGATATGTTTCTCTAGCTCATTTAATATAAGTAATACTACAGACTGAACTCGTCCAGCAGATAACACGTCCTTGCTATTAAAATTACGATACAGTTGTTTTGTTAGACCAAAACCTACCACACGGTCTAATACACGCCTCGCTTGTTGAGCTTCTACTAGATTGACATCAATACATTTTGGATTGTTTATTGCCGATATAATCGCATCTTTGGTAATTTCATTGAACAGAATTCGGTCGCATTTACCTTCCTTCAATTTTAAGAACGTTTTTAAATGCCATGCGATAGCCTCTCCTTCTCGATCGTTGTCGGTTGCTAACCAAACTTTATCAGATTCTTTTACATGTGTTCTCAATTCTTTTACTATACGTTCTTTGTCCGACAACAATGCATAAGATGGGTAATATGAATCCATATTTATACCAAAAATGCTTTTTTCTTTCACTAAATCACATATGTGTCCGTTACATGCTTTCACAATATATTCAACATTGGAATTTTGTGAGTTTAAGTATTTTGATATTGTTTTTGCTTTGGTCGAAGACTCTACAATAACCAACTGTATGACCTTCATCTCTTATTATAATACTTAGTATACTTTTAAACTTTTTAATTTATTGTTTTCCGGCGTTGCTAATAAATTGTTTCAAAATCTGTTTCATATCATCAATCGACATATCATCGACCTGTGACAAATCAAATTTAGTTTTGGGCTTGTCATCTCCTCCTCCGACAAATTCCTCTAACAGTACCGGTTTAGACACGTCTATCTCCATCTTTTTATCATCTATTTCCTTCTGTTTCTGTTTCTGTTTAATAATTTCTTCGGTTTCTGTCTTTATAATTTCATACATTTTCTCGCTTTTTGATTTCCAAGTGTAGTTGTTGATTATACTTTCTCGGAAACGTTTTCCATGTATCTTCGCAATGTCTTGATTTTCATAATAATATTGAATCGCATTTACGTAATCGTCTATATCACATACTTCCGCCTCACCGGACACCATGTCGGTTGTATGGTCCCTGTAAAATGAGTACTTTGGTTTAATAATCTGCGAATTCTTTTTGGTCACAAAATCCCTGAATCCACCTATGTATGGAACGATCTGAGGCTTCCCAACTCCACCTTGTTCAAAGTTACACAATCCAAATCCTTCACCGTCACAAGTGTTTAGACCTACGTCGCACGCGTTATATAAGACATTTATATCGAAGTCGGTTAGTTTTTGAGGGTTTTGAATAATTAATAAATGTTTCTGTAAATCCTGTATGCTCATGTCGTATTTATTACATTCGCTCGTCATGATATCCACCAGATCCCAAGAACCCTTTAGCGGTGTTGCGATCAACAGTTTGGCGTCACAGTCTCTGTTTAAAGATATAAACTTCACAAACGCCATCAGACACGTATCCCAACGTTTTCTAGGTTGATTTCTGTTTAAATTCATGATCACGAAACCGTTCTGCGGTAACTCGAAGTACCTTCTCGCGAGTTGTGTGTCTATCGGATAATAGGACATTTTGTCAAATCCATGTTCGACAATATACGTTGGCTTGGTGTATCCTTGTTTCTTTATGACATCATTCCAATATGAACAAAACATAATGGCTCCATCCGTTTTGTCATTCAATAGCTTGATTAACACATTTCTTTCGTTTTTATAAACCAAATCGACGTACGGTATTATTTTGAATTTTCGGTCCTCGATTTCGTGTATTTTTGTTAATAACGTATTCAACACTAACAAATCGTTATATATGATCACGATATCAGGCTTAACTTCAATTAAATACTCTTTAATCAAATTGTCGCCGAATCCCTTTGATTTGGGTTCCTCGTTTGCAAATGCGTCGTAAATAATTGTTTTCTTTAAATTCCGTTCAATGGCATGTTCTTCATTATTGTAAAAGTTTTGAAATCCGAAAATAAACAATTCAATATCATCATACAGCTCTAAGTATTTCGACAACTCGAAAACCACCTTCGAGTATCCGTTGAATTGGTTCGGATGCGTTCCACATATCACTACACGAACCATTTTAGTCTAGATAACATTTGATTAATTATATTTCAAACACACGCACAACAGAACACCCCTTAAAGCGTTACCGTAATTATTTAAGCTTATCGTGCAGTATTTGAATAAATCGATGGAAAATATTAAACTGTCTTGTTCAAATATAGTCACCAGTTACCAAACAATGTTTGACCAATTCGAAAAAATATCAGATGAAAATGTTAGACTTAAAACCGAAAATATTCAATTGGTTCAAAATGAAAAGGATTTGATGAGTGTTAGCTCTATTGTATCTACAAAAAACGAGAACGCATCTCTTCTTCGAAAAATCGATCTCTTAGAAAAATCAAATACAATACTACGTACAACCATTCAAAGTCTGAAGACCACTATGAATGAGCCGAAATATTCTCAAACACCATCTGATATTAAAGACGAGCTATCTGTTTCAATACAAAATCACGATTCAAATTCTTCCACATCGGATACCGATACTGTCGATTATGCGGAAGAATCAGAATCCCTATACACTATAACCTATAGAAAGAAATCTTACTATTTGGACAAAAACGATCAGTTGTATGATATTGGGCCAGACGGTGAAAAACTGGAAACTATTGGTAGGCGTAAATTCGATACAAAAAAAGAAAAATACAAATATATGCTCTTTTGAATCACACCACCTGAGCTGCTATGTTCATCGAGGAATCCAATGTATTTTTAAAGTTCATAACTAAATTTTGATTGTTCTCTTTCAACATTTTTTTCTCATATTTATCAATTCGACTGTTGTCGTAAAGCACAATATCATTTTTATTCTTGTGATGATAATCATTGATTTCCTCAATTTGTTCAGCAACTGCCATCAACGGGTAGTTGTTTAAAGCTAAAATCTTGGATTCGGTTTTAAAGTTTCTGAATTCTTGAATATCCATATACCCTCCAAAAACACTGAGACACTTTCTAGATGGGGCTGGATATATAATCGACATGTATTTCATCTTTATCGCCATCAAATTTAACAAACTATAGGTCTCCCAGATGTTTATATTGCTAACACTTGAATAAAAGTTATCAGCACAGGCGCACTCAAAACTACAATAACACCCGACAACATGAAACACTTCTCCGGTATATTTTAAGGGCAAACCTATATAGTCGTTATCAAAGGTATGACAACACCACCCACACAACGTGTTGGATACTTTGTCTTTCCTTAAATTACTATTTATTATCTTTACTGATTTATCTTGTAATTTGTTTTCGGTCTTTGAATCGAGCTCAAACGGTTGAGACGAAAACGAGTCTTTTTCATTGTACGGATTTGGATCTAATATAGCTGGGTCGTATTTACAAAAATTGTTTTCATAAACACTCTCATATTGGTCTTGCTCTTTGGTATCGTCTGGGGGGATGAACAGCTGGATCACGTGTTCATGTTTCGACACAACTGTCGCTTTAGATGCATTATTTGTATCTTGAGTTTCCTTTTTAGGCTTTCTTCCACGTTTTTTCCGCTCCACTGGAGCTTCCGACATCGATTATAGTGTTATATCCACTCAATTGTTTAAGTAATGATATCTACATAGAGATTTATAATTGTCCATAGAAACATCGATTTTTGTACTATCGGTGTTAATTTTATTTGATGTGTATATCGCGCATTCACCCGAACACACGCTACATATACCTTGTTTTCGATCGATCGTGTTCGCGTGAGGAATCAAATCTAATAATTCACCGAATGTGTTTCTATGGATATCTACCAATAATCCAGCACAATGTACCTTTTTAAGATCCTTCTCAACCATTCGTAATACATTCGTTTTCAAGTGTTTAAAGAATTGTGATTCTTCAATATAGATATATTCACATGTTTCGTATTCTGGATGTGTGTATATTTCATTCAAATTATCAATCGATATACATGGGATACACGTTCCGTCGTGAGATGTGATCGAATTCGTATTGTATCGAACATCTGATATATGATTAATATATATACCTTCGTTTTCTTCGATCCGTTTCAACAATTCAGTCGTCTTTCCACTAAACATTGGACCAGTTATTATATGAAGCTCACCCATCATCAATTCTCGATTTGTTTCCATTATGTTCTCTGCCATATTATTTCATTATAGATTAACAAATTTTTAATTAATATTTTCAGAATACAATCCCAAAACACCAGTCAAGAATCGGTTAAAAAAGAAATCTTTATCCAAAAAATGAATATGACTATAGATAAACAATGGAAATATGGTATGAAAATTTACGTTATTTTTTACAAATTGAAAATTTGTTCGATTTTTATTTGTACTACACTTTTTCATTTTAATTCTTCATATATATATATTTTTGTTGATTGGTATACATTTATAGTATTCAATTATTGATCGTGTTTCGAAAACCTGAGAACCAAGTTTGTGTCGGGGAGAAGGAATGGTTTTCCGAACACAAACGAATATCCATAACAATGATACGAATTTTGTATTCTCATACCAATACACTCTTTTGGAATCAACCGAAAGAAAGACGCTTCATCGGAAAAACTCGACATGTAAGTTCCAACGATATACCGTGTTTTTGAAATCATGATAAGGCTCTGGAGCGCATGTTTTATACCCGTAACTGAATATCGGTTCAATTCAACGTTAGATTCCACAATAAAGTTGGCCGTCGGAATTCTTCGTTGGAGGGTCTCTAACGCAAGTTTCGAATTTGACGATACATAAAATTGAACAGACGAATCGGAACGATGTATCTCCCGAATTCTGGTTACGAAAGAATCAATCGGAGATTCTTTGGCGAAATTTCGACCGTCTGCTTCGTCGTGTTTTTCAATGAAATCACGAAAATGCACACCAACAACCGAACGATCGGATTGAAACCAATTCGACGTCAAGTCGGTTACATAGTTTTCTATATCTGGAACACAAATCAACTGTTTGTAAAACAGGTGTTTTTCGCGAATAAACTCCTCTTCCGACATCGTGGGTGATTTGAATTCGTGTCCGCCTTGAACCACAATGTAGTCCAACTCTTCTAGGTTTGGCGTCTCTCGAAGTGTTTTTTCGGTATGCACGCTCGGATTATAAACATATTTTTTTGAGTGTATCGCGTTCAACTCGATAGATTTGACTGTGTTCATGAACAAGTCATTGAAGCCACAATTACAACACTCTTCCGGGTTCCATATCATATACACCGTAGTTTCGTAGTGTTTCGCAAGAATATGTGCGGATACAATAGCACGCAATCGATTACAGAGGCCCTGTGTAGGAATAATAACTATGGATGGATACATCGTTCTTGTTATACTATCCCATTTTTTTGCAAAGAGATTTTGCACACTTACATACTTCTTCGAACATTTTGGGTTTGTTTCCTTCATCATTTATATCATTTTGTCCTGTAGAATAAATGTCTATACCAAACTGTCCTAACTAAAAATATGTTTCGTTTCGTAAGGATCCGTATCACTACTTCTCTTTTGTAGTTCGAACGTATTATCGTCACACACTATTTTCCAAAAATTACCAATTTTCAAACTTGTTTGATTTTCAACGCCGGTGTTTGACCCAACACCATGTATTTCAGAAAAGGTAACTTGTCCAGAGACTTTGTCCATTATTGTCATGTACATGTTGCTATCAACTACCTCTACACGGTTCGGAGATCCTGACGGATACCATATTATTTCACTGGTTATTGTTAGTTTTTCTAGTTCCAATTCACTGAATGAAATCGCTTCTTTAATCAGTCTTTTTTCAACGTAATTACTTACACCCTCTCTAGTTGTAAGATTAAGCGGCCATTCATTTCTAATCCATCCATCTACTCCATCTACTCCATCTACTCCATCTACTCCATCTACTCCAACTACTCCATAATCGTATCCTACAATATTTGTTTGAATTTCATTATACAAATTACTTGCTCCCTCTATATTCAATACTTTGTTTGATATCGTAAATGGTGTCTTATAATTCGAACTAACTGTAACCATACCTAAATCATATTCGGTCGCATCAGTAAATAATGATGATTGATTATTCATAACTAAGTCTTTTACCGAATTAGCACTCAAGGCTGTTGATGGATCTGGATTATCTATGTTAGACGTAATTCTACACAACCCGAACGATTCTGGGTCTGAACTAGATGCGTGCGGTATAGCAGACCATTCTACTTTACCACAAGAATCTTTAGATTTCAATACTACAAAATTAGTAGTTGTGGATACGCAAAGTTCTGCATTAAGTGGTTGAATAAACAAATTCGACTCATAAATTGTAAAGTTACTTAGGTTTGATATTTGCCCACCGCGTATAACTACGTTTTCCGAATCCTGTAAGGCCATATTGGATAATTGCAAATACGACCGCGCTTCAGCTGATGATTCTAAATCAAATAAATTACAACTTTTTTGTACAAATGGACACACTTGTTCATCATTGATCCAGGATATTAAGTTTAGTAATGATCCGACTCCGTTTAGTTCGGTGAAATTACCAGAAGTAGCTACTTCGTGTAATTCTAAATTGATTTTTGCTTGGTTTTTATTAGTTATATCTGAAAAATTGCTAGTACTCGATATGTAGTTTGCATCATTACTTAAACTGGATACGCTTATAATCTGATTGGACAAATCGTTATAGTTACTCGAGAACGCAACTTCCTGTATCCCAAACTCTCTTAAGTTTGATCTGAAAATCCTTTTATAATCATCACTCTCGAAGATTTCCGACAAGACATTACACGCCACTAAACAGTTCTTGATGTTGTTAGAGAGGTCTGTTTGAACCTTTCCTAGTATTGAAGATGTAATCAAAGAATTATCATCAAGGGAAACAGGTAGAAAACTACTGCCTTTCACAAAATGAAGGTTCCCTTTTGCAATTCTTCCAGTAGCATCACATGTTAAAAATGTATGAGTATCGAGATCATTCGCGAGTATGTTGTCATTTATATCTATACTCGTGAAAGATAAATCAGTTGCAACGTTTAAAGTTACCACTTCGATTTCTGTTGTCTCCAACTTAATATCTAAACCCAGATGTGAAAGAGCTAAATTACTATCTGTGATATCGCTTAAATTCGAGTCCGGATGAAGTGTGTCCTGATTTAGGTCGGTGGGTATCGATTCTTCTATCAGATTTTTAACGTATCCAAATAAATTGCTCAAAGCATTCGCGGATACTACGTTCGATGTCGATGTGTTCGAATACGACTGAACGATTTCACTCAAACCAAAATTTGAACCATCGCCTTTATTTGTCAATATGGTTGGGTTGTGTGAAATGCTTTCAGAGTCGTGAATGATAAGATTCGATACTTTGATACCTTGAAAGTTAATATTTGAATTTATAAACGTTTCATTAAATAAGCTATCATTATATTTATCTATTTCAACCCAAACCAATCCTTCAAAATCACTGGATTTGACATAGTCTAAATCATTACTAAATAAACTTAACGCAATGTCATCTTGATTTCTGTCATTGATCCATGAAACATTTAAGTTTGGAATCTGTTTCCATCCAATTGTTCCTTCATTATCTATCGCTGCGAGCGTATAGTTTGATACATTATTACCACCCATGAACTTGAACTCGTCGATTGCTATACTGCCGCCAGTAATCTCGACCTTGTCTTTACACTGGTAAGCCATGTTTTTTAAACCAAGGTTATGTTGGGCTTCACATATATTTTTTACATCGGCTAAATTATGTTTTTGTTGCAAAAAAGCCATTTTACTTAATTATAAACATTTATAATTTAATTTTATCTGATTTAAGGATGGATTTAGGCGAAAACGGGCATTGAATTGTATTATGATGTTGATCCTATGATAAATCTTGTGGATATGAAATGCTAATATTTTCCAATGGTAGAGCATTGTTCGATTCACATAATCTGTCGTCGTTGTCATCAAACGCCTCAGTAGGTCCAAAAAATAATCTAAAACTTTCATTTTTTCTAAGAAAGGTGTCACATCTTTCTGGATTTCCTTGGTGAAATTCACCACATGACCAGTTGTGGCCTCCGAAAATATTGAATGGTCCATCTCTTATTCCAATAACCATTTCATTTGTTGCGTCTTCACCTTCACCATCAGTGAATATCCACTGATCCTTGTGAGAACCGTCATAATCGTCGTCTCCGACTGGTGGTATTGACATCAAGTTACTATCTCGAAGTTGTGTGCGTGTTTTAATACACGAACAGTTACTTGTTACTTTATCAAATTGAAAACCACTTGAAACTTCATTCAAACTACAGTATCCATAACATTTCGCCCAATCGTTGGTTCCGATATTTTGAGTTGATACTATTGCTTCATCGGGCACTCTCTTTTTACCCATATACATGGGCGTGTGATAAATCTGTCCTGATACATCGGATACATATCTGTGGCATGAACGTGTGTCATAACGTGTTGTGTCGTCATCACATTCAATTTTCATACAGTTGCGTAACGATGCTTTGGAATTTTCGTTCCCACAGTCATATGCGTGTGGGTTTCTTTTCATAGAAATCACATTTTTGTTCCATCCATTTGTTGGAGAACATTGAACAAAAGTTTCAGTCGGGCTGTCGGTGGCACCCAGTGCATCGCCATCGCTGGCACCCAGTGCATCGCCATCGCTGGCACCCAGTGCATCGCCATCGCTGGCACCCAGTGCATCGCCATCGCTGGCACCCAGTGCATC